CACATATTCGCTTCGCTTGTTTTGTTCTGATGCTAGGTTTCGGGAACGCTGCCAAACTATGGCTTTCGTCAAAGATTACTAGGTCGTAAATAGGTTTGTGTTTATGAAGTTGCTCGTAGTTAATTATCGTGATTGGATAGGTGTAACCTGCTGTGGCGTAGTCTTTCTGGATGCTGCTAATTGCTTTTAGCTTAGTGACAAATAAAACATTTGAGTAATTACTGCCTATTGATAGTGCGATGTGGCTCTTTCCTGTCCTCACTTCATAATTAAGTATCAACAAGCCTTTAGCCTTTAATATCTCGCCACCTTTAGTAACGGCTTCGGTTTGATATTCTCTTAGTTGAAACATATTAAAAAGGTGCTTCGGTTAATTTTAAATCAATAGAAAACCATCTGCCATTCATGCCAGTACCTTCGTTGTAATCAAAGTCAACAAATCTTGCATAGCTTTCAAGCCACTTTTTAAACTTCTTATTGGTTAGCCATTTCTTATAATCCTGATACTCGTTGGTGAAGTTCTCAAAAATTGTAGTTTTATTTATACGCTCATTGTGTATTATCGCTCCGTCCTTTGTCCATTCGTAGAACTCAAATGAAGTTTCTTTGATGAACTTTCTAACCACTAGGTTATTAAATTCATTTTGAACTAATCCGTTGGTCAAATAATACTGCAAACAATTAACCATATAGCTGTCAAACCTTGCCCATTCGCTTTCGCTCCAATCGTCAAAAAGTAAATGCCCAAAGTGGTCTAATGGTGTACGGTTAGCACTAAAGTAACTACTCATTTCGATTTCAAACTTTCTGCGCTCAAATGAACCCCCAACCCCACCAACGGTGTAATTGGTAGTGATTAATATTTTCGGACTTTTTTGGATTGGTAGTTTAATCGCATCTTGTCCTTTGTACTCTAATGTAATGCCCTCAGTGATTAAGCTAAAAAGACTTTCAAAACTGAAGTTCTTTTTAACATCGTCAAACACCAGTAGTTGGCAATCGGTTGAAACGGTTTGATATGGGAAAGATTTATTGAACTCAAATGTTTTTCCGTCAATCATGCTGACCTTTTTCATCTTGGCTATGGCGTTCCAAAATAAACCTTTGCCACTTCCACCATTCGGGTTCTCACTTATTGTTTCATCATTAAAAATTATCGCTTTATTATTTGCTGAAGTCTTGAAAGTGTGCAGTAAATAACCAATTACTGATTTAAAGGTGTTGTACTTTTGAATGTCCTTGCCACTAACTAACCAGATGAACTCTCGGAATATAGCTGGGTGGTGGTCTGTTTCATTATACTCACGGTTTATTATTTGGTTCTTCCATACATAGTCATTTAACCTTACATAGTCAATTTGCTCTACTCCGTCCTTAGTTACTCTCAAAGCGCAGTTTGAATAGTAAATAAAGCATTCAGTTGGTGTGTCTTCTTTTAGCTGAATGTCGGCTGACTTCAAAAAAGATAGATAGTTTGGTGTAAAAAATTGTGGATTTCCTGCAATGTAGTCATAAGGCTTGGCACCTATTTTATCGTTGCTCAATAAATAATCAAGTACAAAATCTTTGATTTTCTTTTCGTTGGTTTCCTCAATGAAGTTTTGTTCCTTACGGATAAAGGTGTAAGTATTCCCATTAGCTGGGTAATACTTCATGAAGTTGTTTTGCTCGAGCCACCTTTTGAATTTTAAAGGACTTAATATTATTCGCCCTTTGTCGGTTATGTTCCAAAACTCATCTACCTCCATCGACCCCTTTACTCGTTCAATAGTTTCTAAGTCTTGGATTTCGATATTCTCACGTTGTAGCGATGCCTTTATTTGCTTTGGGTTCTTACCACTCAATATTTGCTTTTCAATAGAAGAACGTATTTGACTATCCTCAAAGAACCTGCTATTAAACGTATTCTTACCACGTTTATAGGCTGAATTACATATCTGCTCAATCTCACTACTATCAAAGTCGCTTTCTTCGTATTTTAGTAGCTGTGATAGTGCTGTGTGCTTTCCGATGCCAAAGTCATTAAAAGCCATTGCCAGTTTAAATAGGTTCTCATTTCTACTTCCGTTTTGTAAGCTATACTTTTTATTGAACCATTTTAAAAGGTTATCTAATATTTGACTTTCGGAACTCATAGGAACAACAACATCAACGTGCTGTTTGCCTATTTCAGTATATTCCTCCAATTCAATCGCATCCCATTGTATAGCTTCTGTGTTGATGTATATTTCAGGGTCATAACTCTCAAAACAAAATCGGCATATATCTTTTCCAGACTTATCGAAGTTAGGACAATTAAAATGACTTTCTAAAGCATTAAAATATAAAGTAAAGTTCTCCGCATCCTTTGGTATTTTAACTAATGCTTTTACACCAAGTCCTGAAGGAGAAATAAAAGCAGCATAAACAAAAGGTTCATTGCTTAGTAGCTTCTTATATTCTACTGCTTCGGCTTCTGTTTTAAATTTATCAAAGTCAAGTATTAAGAACCCCGAAGGTTCGATTAATCCACTTGCTAATCTTGTGGTAAATGTGCCATTAAAGCAAACACCAGATAAAGCCTTTTTGTCTTTGCCGTCTTTTGTTTTGCGATACTTTAGGACTTTGTCTTTGCTTTCACCTTGCTTTATTCTGTTTAGGCAAAAGTCAACTGACCTTTGGAAAGGGTTGGCAACGTCTGTTACCGATTTAAATATTGAAACCATAATAGAAAAAAAGTGCCTCAAAGAATGCCAATGGTGGAGCAAAGGCAGTCAATGAGGCAATAAGTTTATAATTGTATCTCCACATACGGCTACAAAAATATAAATTGACAATTAATAAACAAACTATTTGTAAAATATATTTTTTGCGGCACGTTTGCGCCAATTTAACAAATTCATAAAATATTGATTTTCAACTGCTTAAATAGTTTTGCGCCAATAATCCGATTATTTTCGGGAAAACTTCTGAAAAAAACGTGTTTTTTAAAAAACGTGATTTCCATAAAAGAAAATAGGAAAAGCAGGTGAATAATTGGCGCAAATAAAAAACCCCCGATTGTGGTCGAGGGTTATTGCATGGGTAAGTAATCAATGATTAATACTTCACTTTTATCAAGTCAGTAAAATCCTTTTCAAGTTCTAAAACCTTATCAATAGGTAAGAAAAACATCCGCTCGTTGATGCTGGTAACGGCTCTTATTTTCTCATCGCTGTTTTGCATCTCGGCTCTAATCACCTTTTGGCTTTCTACACCAACGTAGGAAAGTAATTGAGTTACGCCTGTGGTGTAGGCAACTTTCAAACGATGTAAGACGTTTTTAACGCCACTACTTCCGCTTAGTTTTAAATAGTGTTCATGCTCGATGTTCAGCATCTTCGAGTAGTATAGTTGTCTGAAGATTGACGCTGTCAGTTGGTTCAGTAGTTGTTCCTGTTGCTCTGTCATTTTGTTTGGCTTGGTTTATTTGGTTATAATTAGCAATAATGTGCCTTAATTCTTCAAAGCAAATGTTGAGGGTTTGTCTTATCTCCTCCCATTCTACGCCAACCTTTCGCATTTCAAATGCTTTCTTGTTGGCAATTAGTTCAACATGGTATGGCTTTGTGAAGTCTCGTCTGTAACTCATTTGACTTGTAGATTTTGCTTTTCAATAATAGTAGCACCCTCAACAAGTAAACCGCTTTCAATATCGCTTTTGATGGATGTTTTGTTTACGGTTGGTTTGTAATCAAAATATTTAGCATCTAAAAGACTTTCATCAGTAATATGAACCGACTTTGACGAACGGAAGGACATTTTCACTAAAGGTGTCTTTACTTCGCTCAATTCGTATTTCTGCATGGCAAAACCAATCGTTTCTTTCAGTTTAGCAGTTGCACTATCAATGCCATCTTTCATTGCCTTTAATCGCTTTATTTCAGCGTCTATTGCTTTGCTGTCGGCTTCGTTGGATAGTATCACTAAACCATAGTTAGCGGATTTCTCCGCCAACTCGGTTTGAGTGATTGCTAACTTATTAAACAATTCGTCTGTTATTTCGCCACCCGATGCAATTAGTTCATCGTTTATGGCTTGTAGTTCCTGGTCGATGTGGTATAACGCTCTCATTATTTCTTCACTTTTAGGTTAGTTAATTCGTTTTCCATCGGTTCAAGTAACTGAAACTTTGCTTTCACTTGGTCAATAGTTGCTTTCCCTTGTAGTAAAGCATTGGTGACGTTTGTAAAGTCAACCGTTCCACGTTCTAAAAATGGTTTTGTAACTGGTTTAGGCTGTGAAGCTATATTGCCATCATCATCATCTGCTCCCACATTTAGAAATGACTGCATTCCGTAACGTCTAGCGTAAGTAATGCCGCTCCCCTGCGCTTGTGCATCGCCTTGTTTACTATAAACTATTTCAGTTTCGCAACTCATCCACTCGCCACTTTCGTGGATTAAAATAGTTTCAACATAATTCTTGCCATCAATCGTAATTGTTGGCTGTAATAGCGTTATGCCGTTGGTTTGAAGCGATGGCATACAAGCCTCACGAATGGAGTTAAGGTCTGCGTACTTGCTTTTGAAGAATGGATTTTTAGCATCCTTAATCGCTGTTCCCATTGCGCCTTGTGCTTTCAATAAAGCAGAAGCAATCTTTGTAATTGTTGGTGATGTTTTCATAGGTTTATTTGGTTTGGTTAATAATTAAAATGGAAGGTCGTGATTATCATCAGTTGCACTCGCTGACGTTGCTGGTGCTTTGTAATCGCTTTTAGGTTGCCACTCATTTAGCACCGCATAATGTGTGTTACCTTGTTTGTCGGCTTCCTTTCTACGAAGCAAATCAATGTTCACATAACCTTTAGCGTTGGTATGTTTGTTTAGTTCCTCGATTAGTGTTTTGGCGTTAATTGATACGCTCACCACTTCCCCGAAAGTAGTTTGTTTGGCTTTGATAAATAAGCCGTTGATGTAGGTTTTGTCTGACATTTGTTTATGGTTTAATTGTTAAAAAAGAAATCAAATTGACCGTAATAAAAATCAACTGCAATTCTTACATTGTAAGATTTTGCTTTATTGATTATATCGCTTAGGCTGTGCGAACTTACCCACGTTTTGCATTTTGGTTTAGCATAGTAAAATTCAACATTTGAGCAACTTACTATTGGCGTAAATTTATCGCCTAGTATTTCTTGAATGATTTGTAGTTTGTTCATAGTGGTTTGGTTTAGTTGACGCAAAAATATAAAAATAAATTAAAAGTGAAGTTTTTTTGAAGATTATTTTTAGTGGGCAAAGTTTCATATATCTACGAGTTATGCGTCACCTTTAAGACGCTCCGAAACATAATCTTTGACCATTTTTTTAATCGGTTCGACAAATTCGACACGAACACGAAAGGCGATAGTTTTAGTTTTATAGTCCGCTTTCTTACGACCAGAGCCAACACGTTTACCACCTTTTGTATTTTTCTTTATAACACGTTTCACAGTAATTTTTTGAGTTTTTAGTAATTGCCCTATTGCTTTCATCAACATAAGAGTATAAATGTTTTGAGCAAAAAGTATCATTACAATTATTGCAATTATTTGACTTTTTAAATTTTAGTGTGGCTGGTATTTCACAGCCACACTTTGCTTTTTTTAGTTGTCTCTTCTCCAAGCTATACCGTGAGTTTTTTTAATTGTTTTGTTGTTTAATATTCTGCAATAGAAACCATCTACATAAGCATATTCATTTTCTATTTTAATTTCTTTCGGCTCATTACCAAAGTATGCAATGAAATCGGCTTTAATTTTTTGCTCTAATTTGTTGTTTGTAGTTGTCATTTTTTTATTTTTTAATTGTTATCTGAGTACAAATATAAAACCTATTTTGATAACTGCAAACATTTTTCAAAGTATTTTTCATTTATTTTTTAAATAGTTTCTAACTAATTGAAAATCAAAACGTTAGCAATCATACTCACGTTCTGGCATTCTGCCGTTCTTAATAAAGAAAATCTCTTGCCTTTCCTCAGCTATGTCATCGCTATCTTTTCCGTTCTCAATCGCTTCTTCAACTTGCTTTAATTCGGTTAGACTTTTAACTTCTGAGATGGTTACATTTTGTAACCACTTGGTAACGTTGTGCAGGAATAGTCCTTTATCGTGTACTTCGTACCATCCGCAGTAAAGGTTCCCGTTAAGTTCAATTTCAAATTTTTTCATGGTTTGGTTTATTTGTTTAGTTTTGCATTAATACTTTTTCATAGGGGTATTTGGTTAAAAACTTGGACGGCTGGTTACCGTCCTTTTTTTTATATGCCTTTCAGCCAACAAAGCAAAGCGATTGAACCACTTGCTGATGCTGCATAAATAAGCAACTGAATTACTGGGTTAACCTCGTTCCAATTCTTTAGGATGTGCATGATAAACTTCATAGATTTGATTTTTTAAAGTTAGCTAAAATCTCCATCGCTGTTCGTGCGCCTTGCTCCATCATTGGGAGTGTTTCGGGTAGCCATGGATTGCCTGTGCGATGCTTTTTAGCCGCTAGTATTCGGCTATTAAAATAAGTCAAAGCCATTTCGACTTCACTTTCTGTTCTGTCTTTTAGGTAGCTGTACGCCTCTATTGTATTGCTCATTTGGTAGAATTTAAGAAGTTTAACCATGATGTCTTTGCCTCGTTGCGCATTTCAATCATCTGCTTAATTGCTTCGTGCGCTTTCTTTGTTTTGCCGTTTAGGATGTTGTATACGGCTGTTTCGCTCACGCCTAGTGCTTTGGCTACTTGTGCGATGGTGACGTTGTACTTTGTGAGGTCGCTCCAAAGTTCTTTTAGTTGTTTGTTTGTTAGCATTTGTTTAATTTGTTTATACGGTTAGAAAATAATTGCAGTTCGCGAATTGCGATTTGGTTTAGTAAGTACACCCCTTGAATGTATTTATGGTGCATCTTGTCTTTGAGTGCTTGGTTTGTTAGGCGTTGCACTTTGTCACGCCTGTTCTGGAGTTGGCTCATAGTTGGTTGGTTTTAGTTAATCAAATTTACTTTTTCTTGTTCTAAAATATCCTTTGTGCTGTGGATATTCATTCATAAACATACGAGAATAAAATGCTTTGTAATTATTGTTTAGTTTAAATAAATCATTGCCTCCAATGCTGGTTTCCCATCTGATTATATTAAATACAAATTCAGCTGAAAAATGATTAAATTTTTTGTCAATACTTTTAAATGTATATAATTTAAACGCTTCGTAGATGTGTGGATTTTCATTGTGGTATTTTGGGAATTTATTATTATTAATACCATCAAATAAATGTAGTTGGCTCATAGTTGGTTGGTTTTGGTTTTGGTTATTAATAAGCGATTGGTGCCATTGAATATTTGCCATAAGGAAAAACATATTCCTTTTCATAGTCGGTATGTATTTTGCGCTTTACAAGTTCACCGTTAATTAGCATAGTTACAAATGAAGATTTTTCACGGTCAACTCGCTCAACTACTTTTATTTGTGGGCGTAGGTCAGCATCAGTTACAAATCTTGCAGTGATAGTAGTGTTTGGTGCGATTGTTTTCATAGGTTTGTTTTTTGTTTTGGTTAATAATTATAGTGCAAATATAAATGCACTTTTTGAATAAAAAAACTTTTTCCAAACTTTTTTTAAACTTTTTTTTGAGCAAAAAGCAATTACACAATGAAAAACGAATAAAAAAATACACTAAAAAAAATAATTATTTGGCTAAAATAACCGCAGTTACGCCCAAAATAACGCCCAAACCTACACCACCAACACCCCATCCAACCGATTTTATTAATGTTTTCCGCTTTTGTAGCTTTAGTTGCTTCTTTAATTCATTGCGATTATCAATGGCAATGTCTTTAGCCAAAGTCAGTAGGCTTATTGTTTCGTCTTTTAAGGCGATAACGGTATCGAGTGAAGCAATATACTTGCGTGAAGCAATAACAACGCTATCTGCCACGCTAATGACTTTATTCGAGTGTTCTATTTCAGCTTTGTTTCTGTCGTTCAATTCGATTTGTCTAATCAAGTCAATACGACTTACAAGTATGCTATCTGATTTGACTTGCCCAAATAGTTGTGAGGCTGTCATCACTAACATTAAGGTTACGATAAATAACTTTCGGCTTGACTTTTCGTAGGCTGTCATAAGAATATGTTTTAAGTTCTAAATCGTGCTTTAATCCTGTGGCTTTCTTAATCGCTTTTAATTCGTTGGCTTGGCTTACATCAATCGCACTTTCTAACCGTTCTATTTGTTCGTTTTGTTGCTCGATTAAAATATCTCTAGCATCCATTTCAGCTTCAGTTTGCCCACCGCAATAGCTTAGGCTGGTCAATACTAATATCAAAAGAAACATGGCGTAGATAGCCACTATCCATGGATGTTCTCTCATTGCTTATTCCTATAATGTGTTTTACCGCCAATCTTAACGGCTTCTAATACTTGCCTACGGTTAACACCGTTTGCCCTCAAAGAAACGTGAACCCATGCAGGTTCGTTGCTATCTCCAAACTCCCAAATCAACTGGTCAAATTGCAAATTGCTTTTGATAAATTCAAAGATTTGTTTATTCGTTACACCCCCGAAAATATCTGCATCAATATCAATAGCACATCCATTACAATGGTCCGAATTAATTGAACCGCCAATCGCTTTGTTTATTTCTTTGGAGCGAAAAAAAGAACTAATCCCAATCGGTTTGCCAAAGTGTTCACGAACTTTATCAAATACATTTGTAGCTACGTTCTTCATGGCTACCAACTGCCCATCATCGGGAATGTTGTTTATTTGTTTGCGAATAGCGTAATCGCTTTTCGTTGCTTCTTTTAAACTCACATATTTGCTTATCTGCATAGCTATTCTGATTTGCGTTCCAACATATTAATCAAAGGCTTTAGAATGTCCAAATTAGTAACGCCTTTTATATTCTCTCTCACGCTTTGCAATTCACTCACCGCAATAATAGCCACAACCGCTTTGACCATAAAGTCAGCATCACCATAATAACCGCCAATCACGTGAGCGATTAGTATGGCTAAAAAGTAAGATAGAACCGCATAAAACTTTCTAATCATTTTGTTTGATGTAATTAGTTCGCTCTTTGTCTTTGCTGACATAATGCCTGTAATAAAGTCAATTAAACTAATTGCACCAACTAAAAACAATGTTGATTGTAATGGTGCTAAATAAGTTAACACTGCCGCTAAAGCCAGTCCACCGTATTTAGAAGAAAGTAGTTTAAAATCTATCATAAATTATCTACGAATGTTTGAGGGTCAATAAAGTTTTCTTCCGTTACCGTTTCGCTGTATGCCTTTATCGCATCCCAACCGTTCCACCAATAGTTAATTATCAAAACCGCCTCATCAAAATATTCGTTTTCGCTGTCGGCTAAAACTGCATTTAGTTCCCATTCAGCAACGTAATTAGCATCGCTTAATCTACGTTTAAATTCCGCTTCGTGAAGTGTATTGATTTCAGCAAGGTGCGCTTCTTTACTCCATACAACAGGCAAAGCATTTATGTAATCATTAAACTCTTGCTGACTTACTTCTCTAGTTCCTTGTGCGTCTGATATAATTGGCATATTAATTCAATTTTAAAGCTGTGGCAAATGCTGATTGTAAAGTCCAATCTGCCGCTGCATTAGTTAAGTCATAAGATAAATAGATGTAATTTTGAACGGTGGTGTCAAGTGTTGTTGTTGTAATTGAACTAGAAGCAACACCCTCATCGCCTAATATAGTTGTTCCAACATTTGATGTTGCTCGAGAACCACTAGCACCACCTAATATTATGATATTTCTTACAAAACCTATTCTATTTGTATTTGTGTGCGTATAAAGGGCAATTTGCGATTGATTTCCTATCGCATTTGCGCCAATATTTCCATCAATAGGTGATGCCGTTGTGCCTATTCTTAATCTCATACTAGATAATGTAACACTTGCCCTAGCAAACGCTTTTACATATATATGATAATTGTCAGTACCAACGGGTAAAGGTATAACTAAAAAGCATCTTTCAGTCACTACGCCAGTAAATAATACGGTTGTAGGCGTTTTAGCTAAAACGCTAGAATTTGCCGCTAATCCATCTACTAACGCCTTTGTTGATGCGTAGGTCGTAGAACTTGAAAGCGTAAAGCTATCTGATTTATTAGATACGTTTTCGGGTGTAAATCCTAATGAGTTTTGCTTTCCATTGAATGTTGACCAATCTGCGCTACTAAGTTTACCTGTATTTGTAGCACTTGCAATAGGTAAATTGAACGTATGTGTTCCCGTTGCTGAATTAATTGCAAAATCAGTTCCACTTGTACCAACTGCTAAATTTTGAACTTGGTCAGTCAATCCGTTTAATGCCGTTATGCCCGTTGAAAATGTAGTTATAACTTGGCAAAGGTGATTGTTTTCTGTGTGCAAAGTAATCGTGCGACCGCTATTGTTTACATATATCCGAACTGCTAGTCTATCCGTTGCCAATAATGCTGTTTGAGGCACAGCTAAAGCACTTACATATAAATCGGTAACCGTACCATTTGTAATACCTTCGGGAGTTGCTGAACTTGATGCAATTAAAGATAATGTCGTTCCGTTCCATTTGTATAATTCTAAATAAAATGAAGGACTACCCCCGCCACTTGATGCGCTAAAATAGGTTTCAAAGTTCCAATTACCCGCTGGTATCTCTAAAAGATTTGGAACATTTGCATCCGTAATAAAAGATTGAATATATCCGTTAGTGTTTATTGTAAAGTCAGTTCCTGCACCTAATATAGGTACTCTATCCATTTCTTTAAATGCAACACCGCCAAATGTACCTTGACTTACTGAACCGTTTAAATAAAAAGACAATGAAGCACCACCGCCTGTTGACGCTGGAAAATTAGCAAGGCTACCATCACCCCTCACATATTGGCTAACTAAACCTGCACCTGTAACCGCTATATCTCCACTTGAAGTAATTGGACTATTTGAAACGGTAAATGCACTTGGCATTGTTAAACCTACTGATGTTACCGTTCCATTTGTAATTTCATCCGTTGTGGCTATTGTATAGCTTCCAACCGCTTTATTCGGGAACTCTAATATAATGCCAGTAGTAGTTGCGTTTGTGTTCTTTAAATTACTTTCGTGTGCTCCGTTGCCTAATCCTAAAGAACCGTCATTACCTATGTAAGCATAAGTGTCATTTGCATCGTTTGCCGTTCCAACATAGCTATCTGCAACTTCGCTATAAATCCCTGCAGTATCACCTACGGTTATTATGTTCGTTGTTATACTCCCCTCGTCTGTTACTTGTTGAAGCGTTGGAACACTAGCAACTTGCAACGCCCAAACTGCCGCACTTGCTGTTTCGTCACTACATACATAAACATCTCCGTTGTCTAAAATCCATCTTGACCCAATAACAAATCCTTTAGTAATGTCATCGTTAACCGTTGGTGTAGCTGTGAAGTTATGGCTCACTTCTCGAATGGTGAAACCATCTTGTTGCATGATGTATAAACGCCCTGCTTCCCATTTCAATTCATAGTCTAATGAACAAACTAGCGCAACGCCTTTTGCACCACCGTTCCCTGCATCGGTTAAACCTTTTCTTATTCTGGAGTAATTATCAAATTGTATTTGGTCGCCATCTGAAATCAATATATCTTCTCCATCTGTAGTATTGCCCTCGACTAAAACTTCATTTAGCGTTTGATTTCCACCCCCACCGCCTTGCACTTGCACCCAATCGCCTTGCTCGTTTAGAAAGTAATCATCTTCGCCACTTGGTGAGATACCTAAACAATCTTTAACCTCTTCGCAAATGTTACTAGGTAGTTGAGTAGCTGGAAACGTCAAAACAAGTGAAACGCTTTTTGTTTCCGCTTGTATAGTTGTTGCGCTAAAGGTACAAACTATGTCAATTATCATTGCTAACCGAATTTATTACATCACATAAAACAATGTCGGTTATCTTGTTCACCTTAAATCCTGCGTCAAAGTCAGCATCATCTACTTTAGCCACTACTTCGGCATAAACACGCCCTGCAATAAAATTAGAACTCGCACCCAAAACAATCGCTTTGACTTTGCCCAACAAACTGCTCACAACTTCCATTTCATTTAGTGCTATTTCAACTAAAATGTTTTCACGTCTTTGGTATAGGTACAAAATAACATCTTCGCAGTTGCTTATTTGGATAGGCTCACCATCTTCACCAACTAACTGAATGTTAATAGTCAAGTCTTCACCCTGCACTAATTGTTTTACTGCTCCCATATTATGCGTCTGTTGTTTTCGTCAAAATAATACTTCCTATTCTTCACACCTGCACCAATAATGCTGAACGGCAATTTGGTTTTCACTTGTTTGCAAAGTGTATCACGCTCGTAAACTACTCCGTCAAGTGTCCAATTAACCTCGTTTAAATAATTAATCATTTCGTTTGCGTAGGCTGATGTTTGCCCTGCTATTGAATTAAGCAACTCCGCACGTCTTTTATCGCTTACTTGACCGAACCCCTCTTGTTGAAACTGCTCTAAACCCCATTGCGTACCATGCAAACCTAAATAAGGCATATATCGCTTCATGGTGCAACCTGCTAACCAACGCTTGACAAATACATTGTAGAAATTCATCAACTCATAATCGCCCCAATCTGCGCTTGGTGGTGCTTCATTTACTGCTATTGCATCTAAAGCAATATAATAAACGCCATTATAAAATACTTTATCACCCTCAACATAAGTTCTATTCGTTCTGTATTGCTGTGGGTTTGCTAATATAGCGTTATTAATATCTTCGATTAATTCTTTCGGGAGTTCATTCTTAACGTCCAACGTCTGCGCTAATATCACTTGTTGCTCTATCTGTGCTGTTGGTGTATTCGGACTTAACACCGCAAAGAACGGTGTAATATCCACTACGCTTATCCATGCTTTATTATTCGGGAACATTTGGCATATTTATTTGAGTGTTAACAATACCATACTCGCTCAAAGTCCAATCAATATTATTGCCGTACATTGTAGCCATTGTTTCTTGAATTAACCCCTGCACTGGTTTTACGGCTTCTCTTAATTCTTTTCGTGCTTGTTCTATTGCGTTTGTGTTTCCTAAAACTGCGGCTTCGCTATAACCTAACAACACTGGATGAACGCCAAATAAACGGCAAATAGAACGCTCGATTATATCACGCTTAGTGTTTGACGCTTCCAATATTGGTTTCGGGTCTGTTGCTGTGTACGTTGGAGCTTGTTCGGGTGTTTCAACAAAGTGCGCCAATACTCCGAAACGTGAAGTCAATCCATCTTTATTCTTCTGCAACCCTGTGAACTGCGTCATTGCTTCTTCCACACGCTGACGGTCTGTTAATCCATCTTCGCCTTCCGTTGTTTCATTTACTCCGCTAAACGTCATGATACCGCCCAAAACAAAGCCATTCAATACCGCTTCATAATCCATTTTACTTAACTCACTTGACGTTTTCAAATCTTCAAATGCGGCTAAATAATCGGGAAGTCCATAATGCCCACTATCAAACGGATTGCCATTGTAAACGTATAGTATCTCGCCACGCCCACCAAAGTGATTGACATTTATATCCATCGCTTCAAATGTAGCTACTTCGCCCTGAAAGTCTTGCAACTCAACCCACGCATCTCGTCTGTATTTATCCGTTTGGATTGTCGGGTTATAAAACCAAGTCCCATTTATTCCACGTCTGAATTTCTGCAACGGCATCACTTCCGATTTTCCTACTCGACCGTTACCAAGTCTTGAAACATGGATAACAACCGCATTGAAATACGACCATGAAGTCGCAAATATTCCTACAAACTTATCCGCTGTTTGCTTTGAGTTCACTTTGAACCCCGAAGCAACTGGAGAAACAAATCCATCCGCTTGGATGTACTCCGCATATTTCTTTGCGGCTTTCTTCGCCACGCCACTATTGTTGATTGCCTCGATTAACTCCAAAGGCAAATTATCATTCCATCCATAACGAAAATATCCATCACCTTTCTTTTCAGTAGTGACTGGCAATATGTTTTTGAATGTTCGTGTATGTTTGCTCATTGTATGCCTTTATAATTAACCTCGATTTCTTTGATAGTGCTAAACCCTTTTGGATGTATCACTAACCGTTCGTTTGGCTTAATGCAAAGGTGCGATTTTTGGTAGTCAATATAGTGACCGTCCACTATTTTTTTAGGACACGAAAGGATTTCAATTAAATTGTTGTACGCTCTCTTGTGTACGATGTACGCAAACGCTCCCCACGTTTGGTTTTGCTGTGTAAAGTATTGATTAAAATAAAAAGGGTTACGCCCAAACGAACCGCCCAAATAAAGAATGTGCCAATCTTTTGGTAACTGGTTCAAATACTTTTCAAACTTAGCTTTGAAATCTTTTACGAAAGTTATATCATCTTCAAAAATAGCGATGCACTCATAGCCTCTTTCTTTAGCTAGTTTAATAGCGTTCAAGTGGCTTTGAATACAAGCATATTCGTTATTCGTTACACCTTGAATTGGTGAAACTATTTCCTTACCATCAACGGCTGTTAGTCTTTCGACTTGAAGGGTCTTCCCCTTTTCTTTGGCTGTGGAATAGAAACATCCTCTAGCCTCTTGTTTGGCACTAACGGTAAATCGCTCTCGTCTGTCGACACTTCGTTCAAGATTGATAAAGACGCTGGGAACTGGGATGCTAATGGGTTTTTTTTTTGCCCCTTTTCTTCGCCCATAATGTCAAAGCAATGTGACTTGCCAAACTTACAGCATAAGTTGTAAAGTTCTTCACTAATTTGCGTTTCTTTAGTGATAGAAACAATTTGCGTTCCTGCTCGGAATACGATAGAGCCAACGTCTTTTTTTAGTTTAAATTTTTGAGGTATCATATTTGGGTTTAATTGTTTACAAATCTACTTTAATTAATTCCACTCCACAAATATCGCCACGTTTAACTATCTTGTAACGTAGGCTATTTAAGCCGTCAAACTCCCATGTGTGCTGTGTTCTATTCAATCGCTCTTTATTCGCCTTGTATTCGCTTGTAATGGGTTGCTTTTCGTGTTTAAGTGACTTGTATCTGTGTAACTCGAATTTAGTGCGGATATTGTTTAGCTTTGTTCGGGTAAATAAGTCATCATCTTCGCCACCCCAACCCCAATAATTATTTGAGAAGCCATTGCAAGTTAGAAACGCCTCTTCTGTAAACGCTGTTACGCCACCAAAACAAGTATCGTACGGCACTTTGTAATTGAACTGCTCACATAAACCGCTGAAGTGAACCGCTCCATCAATAGGCTGTGTGTAATGCGCTAGGCTTTCAGCTAACAAATCAACATCATGAAAGCAAACAGTTTTATCATTGCACTCATTAAAGCCTATATTTAGCAACTTGCCACGATTAAATAGTTTGTCATTCGCTTGTTCCACTACTAAAATCTCAAACCCTTTGTAGTGTTCCACAAATTGTTTAAAGTGGTCAAGTCTATTTCTGTATGGTACTATTAGCTTCATTGATTTCGGTTGATTATTGCCCATTCTAGGCACTTATCAATTCGCTCGGTCTGCTTCACGTCCTTGCCATACTCACGACTATACCATGAATGTATGCCAATCGGTTTGTCATTAATATTTATCACCGTACTTGTGCCATCTGTTGAAGTTATCTTGGTGAAGTTAGCGTGTTTGAAGTTCAAATGTAGCCAATAAAATAACCCTGCAAACGGCTCATCTACATTGCCATTCTTTTCGCACTGGTTTGCGTAGTCATAAACTTTTGACTGGTCAAATTTTGACAACTTAGTTTTAATCATGTCCACGTTAAACACATTAAAGAACGGATTGACGTGGAAAAAAGATTTGTCACGGTGCGATATAATTCCTTTATCTGGAACACCACAATACGCAAAGTCATTTCGGATCATGTCAGCAATTACTTGGTCAATTAAATCTTCATTGGTCACAAAGAAATCTTCGTCAGCGTTTACGATTATGCCATTGTAGTTTTCAAGAATGTGAAGCAAGTAGGTAAGCGCACCATGAAAGCCTGTAAATTGTTGCAACCTCACAAAGGTATTGTCATCACGCCACAATGATTTTGCAAGGCTGTAAAGTTTATCGTTTGCGCTTCGGGTAACTATTGTTTTCTTCATATCATTTTTTTATAAATATCAATCCGACCTTTAATAAACTCGCACAATTCATATTTCTCCTGTGCCTTAAATTCAATTAGTGCTTTTGTCAAAGCATATTTATTTACCTTTAAAATTTCGGCATCGCTACTATTGTACTTCGCTATGTTAGTCGTGTAATATTTGCGCATGGAAACCATTGCATCAACTAAGCATGAACTGCAATTACCTTTTAATTTCTTGTTGAAAATTAGTGTATAGTAATATCGGATAGTTACTCCGCTTACATTGTTTACGCTACCTTTTGAGATTACATTCTCGTTTAACTCATTTAAAAAAGATAGGCTTCTCACTTCCATTGTACAAATATAGACAAACGTACTTAAAAAACAATAGCCCCAACAAAGGGGCTAAAGTTTATGCAACTAAGGGAGCGAGAAGAATTAAACTACTGCTTTGCTGATGTTATCCAAGTAAGCGATTGACGTAGCCAATGAACCTCCGTTTAAGAAGTATTTAGGCAAGTAGCGTTGCTCACCGCTAAGTGTCAACAACATTCCTGTGTCATCTTGTAAAGCCGTTCCAGTACCACCTGCGAATGCCGATGCTTTCAATCCTTTGTCCAATCCGTAAACTTCAACTTGGTCGTTTTCGTTTTGGAAAATAACAATCAAGTCCTTTGCTTTAAACAAAGTCTCAACTGCTTCACGTTCAGCAGGTGTAGCTGTGAAAATTTTAATCGCTGCGCTGTGATTGAAAGTGTTGGTATTATCACCAATCACTCCTTCAATAACACCGTTGTGAGTGTAGTCTTTGCCTGTAACCGTAATCAACTTATAAGCATCGCTCGAATTGTCAACGCCCATTGTAATGGTGTTAACGTATCCGTTAGCGTCAGTTGTAGTGCTTACGACTTGGCTCTTTTGCGTTACCCAAACTCTACGGTTTACACCGCCAACTTGGTTTTCTTTTTCGCATCCTTGTCCGATGCTTTCTAATATGTCAATGCAATCTGCCATTTTATGTTTTATTTAAGATATTAAAAGGGGGATTTGCACCCCCTTAATTTTTTTTAGAAACCTGCGATTACGTTCAAGTCACCGTAGCCGTATTGGTAGTCAATCATGGCACTAGCTGGTGAAAACACTTTGTCCTCTTTACGGTCGTAGAATGGCTCGATGCTTTCAAAACCGCTTCCATCAATCATGATGTGGTGGTTGCTAGGTAAAGTCAAAATAACACGGTTCGGGTCAGTTACACTTGGAGGTGAACCTGCTGTGCCATAAAGTGCCAATCCTCTATCAACATAGTTAGCGTTAATCATTGGGATGCCTTGATAAGAGATACCAGTAACACCGTTTTGGATAGATGCTCTGTCAATCAAGTTACCACCTACCGCAGTATTTACTTGTAAGAAACGGCTCCATGCTTCGTAAACTTTTTGAGTAACGATGAACGCTTTAGTTCCGTTGTCAAAAGTTTTAAGCAAATCGCTTTGTGCTGTATAGATACCATACAAAGTACCTTCGATGTTTGTCAAAGACAAATCGCTGTCAGTGATTGCACCTGCATCAACCGTTCCGTCAGTTGCCGCTACACCTGCTAAAAGTTTTTGGTAAACACCGTCCATACCACTCAAGAAGTTAGTAGTAGATGAAGTATCAGCTAAAAACAAAGCGTAAAGCAAGTTAGTGTTGAAAGCGTTTGACTGCTTAGTTACGATACGGTCAACAATCTCTGGAGTAAGTTCACCTTTTCTCCATCCGTCTGGAAGGCTATCGCCCCAAATTGATTTTACGAAGTCGGTGTAGCATTGCTCAAAAGAAAAATCCAACTCATAAGGGTCAAGTGCCTTTTTAGTGATTGGCGTTCCTGTTTTGTAATCCCATCCACAAGTTGCCTTGATAGTTGGTGCATCTGTAAATTCAGCATCAAAGTATAATTCTTTGCCGATTTTACCAAAGTGAATTGTGAACGGTAAAGCGTTAATCTTTGGGTCGTTCAATAGCGGTTTATAGAATACCTCGTATGGTATCGAACCGTTTGCTGGTAGTGCTGTTACTGCGTTTGCCATGTCTTATTGTTTTTGTTTTTAGTTTATTAATTTATTTGTTTTCCTTTTCGGCTCTACGTTTTGCGATTACTTCCATTGCTGAAAGTTTTGGCGCATCTTGGTTAGTGTTATTTGATTGTCCTGCTTCGGCTTTGAAATTTTTGCCAGTTACAAGTAACGCTTCAAAAGACTTCACCTTAGTTGCAAGTGCAACGATTTCGTTTTTGGTGTCGTTAATCAAAGTTTCTTTCTCGTTTACGATTTCTTCTTTAGCGGCAAGTTGTGCTTTCAAATCTTCGATTTGTGCGTTTGCTTCTTTTAGTTTCGCATCTTCAACTTCAACTTCAACTTCTGTTACCGCTGTAACTACACCCTCTGCAACGGTGTAAGTAGCTGTATCTACAACGTAATCACCATCTGCCAAAGGTGTCAACATTGTTTCGTCTTCAAATACCAAAGTTCCTTCGGTAAGTGTTGAGCCATCAAAGTGGATTACTTTGCCGTCAATAGTTTCGGTCATTGCTGCCTTAAATAGTTTTGATGTGAGTTTTGCAAGGAAAGATTTTATTCCTGTCAACTCGGCTTTGA